CGCTAGTTACCGAAACGTCTACCTATGAGGGATGGGAAATAATTGTCGGCATTGACAATCGTATTTTCAACCTTGACTCATGGTTTGCTGTTCGCGATACAATTCACGGTTTTGATACTATCGGTAGCGGCTGTGAATACGCTAAAGGTGCAATTGCAGTGATAGGCGATAGTGATAGTCCACAAGGCGCAATTTACCGCGCCATGAAGGCTGCTACGGTTTACGACCGAGGCGTAGCGCCCCCGTACCACGCAATCATTAAAGAGAATGGCGAGTTACGCGAGGTAGAATTAGGTTGACGGCACACGGCTAGGCATCGGCTCCCCCAGTGTCTAGCCCTGTGGTGTGAACCTTTCCGGGTGATACCTCAGACTTTTTCTTGACACAGGGCCGGCGGCCTTTGTCCAAGTTGTCACACAATACGCCGGCCCACCCGCGCTACACACGCACACGCCGTTTAGCGCGACGGCGATCCTATAACCCAAAGCAAATATACACACACGCCTATATGACATACATCAAACGCGAAGACCTGCTAGAGGCAATCGTAACGGTTAATGCCGCCTCTGGTACACAAACCATCTACCGAACGGTAGAAAGCCAGTTGATTAATCGTTTTACCATTCCTGTTGAAATCATTGATACCTCGCGCCTAGACCGTGAATTTTCCATTGTTGACCACTTCCGGCGCGACGTGTGCGAATTGGCTGCAATGTTGGAGAACGACGGCAGCTACTACGACGCTGAACAGCGCTGTTATTTCACTAGCCCGAAACGGATTGCCAATGAGATGATAGATAGTGGGTTGTCATGGGTGACAGAGGCGAAAGTCAGAGAAGCGAAACGGATGAAACGTGGCTGATGAGAGTACCCAACCGATTTGGGAATTACTAGCATCTGATACGCCTAAATCATGGGCGGCTTTTGTCATCTATCGGGACATGGGGACTAATCGTTCCCACCAAGCAACACACGATCAAATCTATGGTAAGTCTGCGGGAAATTTGCGGTATATAGAGCAATGGTCGTCTGCTCACAATTGGGTTGCCCGTTGCCAAGCATATGACCAGTACCAGTATGAGCAACATCAGGAACGTAAGCAAGCCAAGCAAATAGAAGTTGAGAACAATGCTTGGAAGTCATACGAGGCTATTCAAAAGGTTATCGTCAAGCGACTAGAGATACTTGAGTCCACTAACTACACAATGGCAACCAATGAAGCGCAGGGACTAATTGACCTTGTTAAGCGTGCTGATGATGTGGCGCGGCGTATCACGGGTTTACCCGATAGGATTAGCGAAAGTAAAACCGACATTACCAGCGGCGGGGAAAAGATTACTTGGAAAAGCATTATTGAGGATGTTTTAGGCGATGATGACAGCACCGACTAAAACGCTCCCCACACCGAAGCAGGTGTTTCGCAATGTCGAAACTTTTGCATCAACATTCCTGTACATCCTAGACAAAGACAAGCGGCTAGTCAAGTTGCACTTTAACCCCCTACAGCGGCGATTTTTGAGAGAACGCACGGGGCGCGATTTAATCTTAAAGCCGCGTCAAATCGGGTTTTCGACGGCAATCCAAGCTGACTTGTTTTACAGAGCAGTGACTCGAACATCAGCAACGGTGACGTTATCCCATGAGGATAAGTCAACTCAAAAGTTTCGCCGCATGACGAAACGCTTTTATGACAACCTGCCCGAAAACTTCCGACCAGCGCGAAAATATGATAATGCCGTCTTGGCGACCTATCCCGATTTCGATAGCGAGTCCGAGATTTTCACGGCTGGCAATACTGATACAGGCCGCAGTGGAACTTATACGGATGTACATGCGTCTGAGGTTGCTTTTTACAAGGATGCACAGGCGATTGTCGCCGGTATTATGCAGGGTGGTAATCCTAGCATTGCGATGGAATCGACACCGAACGGGGCGCAAGGATACTTTTATAACCTGTGTATGGAAGCACTCGACGGTAATTCAATATGGAAATTACACTTTTTCCGTTGGTGGGATCATCCTGAATATGCAACCCCGCTTGAAGACGGCGAAACGTTTGATTATGCCGATGATGAGTTGGAACTTGTTGAAACGTTCGGATTGTCGCCAGAACAAATTAAATGGCGACGCGGCAAGCAGCAAGAGTTAAAACATGAGTTTCCACAGGAGTACCCTGAAGACCCCGTAAAATGTTTTCTGTTATCGGGTCAGGGTTATTTCGGCGATGTGGACTTTTGTTATACCGCTCCGACGGATGCAAGCCCGCACGATGACCACACCTATGTAGCAGGGTTAGACTTTGGGCAGACGACCGATTACACCGTGTTAAGCGTGGGGGATAGGAATGCAGGCAATCAAGTCGATTTGCTCATGGTGCGACAATTGGCATGGGGGGAAATGCGACGGCGGGTTGTCCAGAAGTGTAAGCAGTGGGGCATTACCAAACTGATTGCCGAGAAAAACTCAATGGGTAGTACCAACATTGAGGAACTTAACAAGGAATTGTATGCGGCGGGTTGTCAGACCAGTGTTGAGGCGTTTGAGACAACCAACATCAGCAAGGCTCAAATCATGACGGCTTTACATGAGGCGATTTATAGCAACGAATTGAGACTACTCCCAATCGACAGTCAAAAGCATCAAATGCGGGCATTTCAGGCAAAACAGACCCTTGCTGGTAATTGGCAATTATCCGCGCCTGATGGCGAACACGATGACATTGTGATAGCCAATGGACTGATGCAAAAAGCCATGACCAGCCCGTCCGTATGGATTTACAGAGGATAATTATTGACTATTAAAACCAATACCATCGAAACAAGACGGCGCAAAGTACACGAGCTAAACCGCAAAGGCATGTCCAACGCTGCCATTGCGAAGCGCCTTGCTGTTTCACCCCGTACCATTGGGCGCGATATGCAAGCCATTAAGCGCAGTGTGTCGAATGGCGCGTCAAATGCCACTAACGGAAGTCAAACTAATGATGTGTGGGGCTGGCACGTATCACGGCATGGTACAAAAGCCATTAGTCCTAGAGATGCTCGTAACCCCTATTTTGATATGTTTGACGGCATTGATACCAACAATTGGTTACTCAATAACACGCCACAAGGATTGGCACGCGGCTATCAGATAGCGCCCATCGCCTATAAGTGCATCTCGGTATTCGGTAAGACGGCAGGTAGTATTCCGTTTAAGGTTGTCAATGAAGACGACGAACCATTGGACAAGACCGCCCCGCTATCCAAGATGCTTGACGGCACGCGCTCGCGATTGATACGCGACACCGTGTTTGACCGTCGTATCTTTGGAGTTGCCTACTTAATCCCGATGTACAGCGACCAGAAACGCCCGCGCTTTCGCCGTTTGAACCCCATGACCGTGAAAGTTATCGGCAATAAAAACGGCATTGAGCGTTTTGAGCAGCGCATACAGGGGCAGGTGGTTGCGACGTGGAAACCTAATCAGGTGATTTTCATTCCTGAGTACAACCCTGAAAATGATCTTGGCTACCTTAACTCAATGGATACCGAAACAGATGTTGAGAGTTTCGTATCGCCGCTCATGTTGTGTTTGATGATGATGAAAATTGACCTGTCAGCATGGGAATATGTGCGGGTGTTTTTTGAGAATGATGCTACGCCGTCTTATGTCTTGACGACCGAACAACAGATGCAAAAAGCCGACATGGACAGGGTATTAGACCAGTACACCAAAGAGCTTGAAGGCGTGCGTAATTCGCATAAACCCGCCATTGCTCACATGGGTTTGAAACTCCAACAGTTGCAAAGTGCCATGAAAGACTTGGTTGTCCCCGAACTAGACGAACGCAACACGCGCCGAATTTGTGCGATCCTTGATGTTCCTATGACGATTGCCGGCTTAACCGAAGCTGCCAACTATGCGACGGCACAAGAGGCTCGCAAGTCGTTCTATACGGAGGGCATTCTCCCTGAACTAGACATTATCCTAGATGAAATCAACGCGCAGTTTGTATCTAAGATTGACCCGAAGGTGCGATACGTAGCCGACCTTGACAACGTGGAAGTGTTACAAGAGGATAAGACCGAAGTCACCGACCGCGCCTCTAAGGGTTACATTTCGGGCTTTCGGTCATTCAATGAGGCGCGTGAATTAGACGGCATAGACACGATAGATGAGAAGTACGATTTCGTACTCATTGGCGGTCAACCCGTGTTGGTTGCCGACATTGCAGTAGGCAAGCTGCCCAAAGCGCCTGAGCCGCAACAGCCACAATCCCCGTTCGGTTTCAACTTTGGCGGCGGTGGATATGCCGGCAATGCTCCGAGTGCTAGCGCGGGTATGGACTTAGACAGACGGCTTTCGGATTTGGTGGCAAGTGTGGCGGGTGGTAAAAGTGTCAAGAGCGCGGTAGGTGATGCCTACGTGGTATTGAGTCTAGCTAATGACCCAACACTTATTGAGCAAACAAAGCAATTGAAAAACCTATATCCCGACTTGGATTATCTACCCGCCAATGATTATCATGTGACCGTTCTATATTTGCCCAACGCCTCACAACAAGTAGTTGGTCGTATTGCAGGTAGTCTATCTGAAATGCCGCCCATGTCGTTAAGAGTGCGTCGTCTTGGGGTATTCGAGAATGATACCAATAACCTGCATTTTCAGATTGAACCCAATAAGGCCCTATTGGAATTACAGCGTAATCTATATGAGTTTGCAATCTCACTAGGTGCAGAAACCTCGCCATTCAGTATCCCAACGAACTATAAGCCTCACATTTCGATTGGTTATAGTTCTGAGTCGCTTGAGATTGCTCATATATTGCCGTTTGAAGTAAAGCCTATTGCGATGGTTTTGAATGTTGACGATGGTAATGATGAGTATGAAATCATCAGGGCTGTAAAAAAGATGACCCAACTCGCACTACCTGAACCTGTCAAGAATATCGTTGAGGTAGTTGTCAAGACGGCGAATCAGAATGCCGACCCCGAAGCGGCGATCACAGACGCGGTACAATCGCTTGTCACCAAAGACCTTGACAAATGGTGTACCAAATCCACCCGTAAAGGAACGCAGACGGCGTTTGACAGCGATTATATACCGAGCGCCTTAGCATCTTTCGTCAAGATGGATTTACGCGCCTTGCACCCCAAAGACGGCGCTCTGGAGGATCAAATCAAGGCGCTGTTTGACACGTATAAGCAAGCGATTAGCGCCGAACCTGACGACACCTTAGCAACGCCAGAGGAATTTGAGCAATACTGGCAAGGGGTAGATGATAGCTTTGAAGACATCATCGCCATATTTGATAAGCACTGGCAAGGGCTGAATGCCAAGATTGCCGACGCGATACGCGCCAATGGTCAAGAGGCTAACTTGCAAGCCATTGTTGATGAGAACACTGAGTCACTGATTGCCGAATTGGTTGGTACAGACGAAGACCCCGCGCCATTGACCAAACTATTCCTTGCGGGCGCGGCAAGGGGCAATGATCTATTCGAACGTAGCGCTCAAAAGTCAGTGAAGGCTGATGCAACGTTAACGATTGACTGGAAATTCGTGAATAAAGAAGCGGCGGATTGGGCTAGAAACCACGCGGCAACAATGGTGCGCGGCATTAACCAGACAACCTTAAGCGCGTATCAAGATGCAATCGCCAAGTGGATAGAAGGTACGGGCGATAACGGTGATGGTAGCATGGGCAACTTGGCAGCGGCTATCGAGGGTCAACTGAGTGGCTTGACCATTCCGAGCAACTGGTCGCCCGATAAAGTCAGGTGGGCAACGTCACCAGAACGCGCGGCGCTCATTGCACAGACCGAAAGCACCAACGCATTTAGCAGGGGCGTAACCGAACGATGGAAACAGGTGGGTGTTACGAAGGTCAAATGGCGTACTCAGAACGATAGTCGTGTGTGTGCATTGTGTAAGCGTCTCAATAATGTGGAGGGCGACATCACGCAGGGCGTGTTTGACCAAGTGACGGGCGAATACTATAAACCCGCTGCTCATGGCGGGTGTAGATGCTTTGAAGCGCCAGTGGTGTAGAATAGAGTCAAAAGGATATGAACATGATAATCATTGCATTTTTAACAGGTCTTATCATCGGTAGCATTACAACATTGGCTTTTGTCCTGTTTCGGTATAAGTTGCGGACGAAAGCACATCGCGTCAATACGATACATGGTGAATGGCGATTTGGTGTTAATGATCTATTTAACGAGCGATTTGTTAATCCGCCTGAGCATATTCAGGCATTCACAACGATGTATCATCCCGTAACCAATAAAGTAATCGCCCTTACCGTTGATAATCAAGAAGACTTCAATCGCCTATTGCTTGACCATTACAATGACCAAGTTTAATTCTGGTTATAATTGACACATCACCGTGTACTCATGCGCGTTTCGTGGTACAATAGGGTAGCGGATTAAGTAGTAAATGAGTCATGAGGATGGGATATGAACCCCGAAACCTTTTCAGTGATTAATGATTTCCTAATTGCACACGGCGTAAGACTTACTCACT